CTTCCCATTCTTCCCTCCATTCTTCCCACCTTACTTCCCATTCTTCCCATTCTTCCCACCGTTCTTCCCGTTCTTCCCGTTCTTCCCATTCTTCCCACCGTTCTTCCCATTCTTCCCTCCATTCTTCCCACCTTACTTCCCATTCTTCCCATTCTTCCCACCGTTCTTCCCGTTCTTCCCGTTCTTCCCATTCTTCCCACCGTTCTTCCCATACTTCCCAGTATTCAGCGCCTATTTCATCCCTTGGTTTGGACCACCATGCGTTGAAGAAAATACATTGATCGATACACCTAATGGACAGATTCCTGTAAAGAATCTTCAAGTTGGAGATGTAGTTTGGTCAACACCAATCTCTGAACTCGATCCTTCAGACCCAGATTGGCAGAAGTATGCTTGGTTTAGCAATACTTTGAACACTGGCGAACTGGTTGAGACAACTATCACAGCGATTGAATCTGTAGAAGAGTCAGATATCATATGTTTCAATGGAAACTCAGATATTAGACTAACCTTCACACAGCCAATCTTCGTGAAGACAGTCAATAATCAGTACAAGATTAAAGAAGCATACTACGTAGAAGTTGGAGAAAGTCTCATAGTTGTAGACTCAACTGGTCAAAAGGTTGAAGTCCCTGTAACAAGTATCGAGCACTTCACAGATGAAGTAGTAAATGTATATCAGTTATCTTGTGAACCGTACGACTGGTTCTTTGTAAGTGGTATACTAGTACACAACAAGTAATCTAGTAGAGAGTAGGGAGTATATGTCAGTCGAAAATAACGACGGTATACTCCCTACCTCTATATTGGATAAACATGTTCTATTTCCTGGGCTTGTGCTTTATAAAAATATAATTAATCAGGGCAATGAAATAATATCAAAATTTGAAAATATTTTATCTGATAATGGAAATTATAAATGGAATCCAGCAATGGTTGGCAACAGGCAAAGAATTCCAGATTATAGAGATTGTCTAGATTTTAAATTTAAAAAATCTACAATAGTAGGAACAGATGAAAATTCAGAAATAATTAAAGATTCGTGGCAGTATTTATTTGATGTAATGAATGTAGCAGTAATGGATTATTGCAGCATGTATCCTATGGAACCATTAGAATATTGGGAGTCTATAAATCTTGTAAAATATTATCCAGGTAATCATTTCCAAACTCATGCAGATGACGGAGCATCTTATAAGTCAGTGGTATCTCTAGTTGGATATTTAAATGATGATTATGATGGAGGAGAACTATCCTTTGATGCACATGGAATTAAAATTAAACCAGATGCTGGAGATCTGGTTATTTTCCCATCAAATTATTTATTTATGCATAAAGCATTGCCAGTAACTAGCGGGGTAAAGTATTCAATTGTAACTATGCTAGACTATAGTGATAAGTTTCACACACAAAGGTTTTATTATGGTAAGTAATGAGTTGGCTTTAGGTATAAGATTATACAAAAATATAAATCTTCCATGTAGAGATCAAATTCTTTCATTAGATTTTTCAAATGCTACAAGCGAAAGCATAATGAGTAATAGTGAATCAAGAATAGATTATTCTTCTAGAATAACACTTTCTATTGATATTCCTTATACAAATAATAATCAAAATGAATTTACAGATATTTTTAGAGAAACATTTGATCCAGTAGAAAAAGACTATATGTCATATTTTGGCATATCTTTAAAGTCTCATAATCCATATAAAATTTTAAAATACGAGGTGGGTGGAAAATTTGAAAATCATATGGATGATGGGGGAGGAAACTTTAGAAGAGTTTCAACAGTGTATTATTTAAATGACGACTACGAGGGTGGAGAGTTATGTTTTCCACAATTTGGGATTAATTTAAAACCAGATGCTGGCGATATGATAGTATTTCCATCATCATATGTATATTCTCATAGCGTAAAGCCAGTAATTTCTGGAAATAGGTTTTCTATAGCAAGTTGGTTAAAATGATTAAAGTCATAAGTACTCCAGCAAATGAGACAGACTTAGTTGGTATAACTTCAAAAATAGATGCCGTATGTCCATTAAATAGGTTTGGAGATAAACCACACTGGTCATCTGATTGTGTAAGTGCAGACCAGGTTTATAGAATTCAAAAGTTTGTTCAAAGAGTTATAGAGGAAACTGGGGTTATTTTGCAGGGACAAATTGTAGAGTTATTTAGTCCAATAGAAAAAGTTTTTCCTTATAATATTCAATTAATTAAAATAGATAGAAATATATTCAATACAGATATTATTGTTGAAAAACAGTTATGTCAAACAATAACACCACTTAAAGAAGAATGCAAAACATATGTATTGAACAATAACTCTGGTGATGTAGTAATAGATGAATTAGTCATGGGAGAGTATGCCATAGCAACTTATTGGGCTGAGTACAGAGATCCTAGATATAAAAATTGGTTTATTGGAAAGTATATGGTTCGTTATGTCTAAAAAAGATTTATCTAATCCAACAATCCGTGTAGTAGAAAATTTTATAGATGATGAAACATGTGACTATCTTATAAGTTATGCGGAAAAAGAAAACCTCTGGCACAATTTTAATAATTCAATTAAGAGTTATGTATTTAAAGATAAACAAGAATATACTTCTGCAGGCAATCAATGGAATGATAGAAGGGTTGATATTAATGAGTTATACCTTCAAGGAATGGAAAATAGAAAAGATTTATTTGATATAGTAGTTCCACTACAATATAAAATGCATGATGAAGTTGTAGATTTTTTTTCTCCAGATTTTGAGTTGCATAGTGAACTGTGGGAAATTGTAAGATGGAGAGAAGGAAACTTTCAAGAACCCCATGTTGACCATATTGATCCAAACTTTGATTTAAATTCTATAGATTTATCAAATATACCAGAAGAGTGTCAGTATTTTTTTGAAGAAAGAAACATAGAAAAATATAAAAAACTTTTTACAAATAAGGCTTTTACGTCTATCATATATTTGAATGATGACTATGTGGGTGGAGAGTTATACTTTCCACAGCATAATAATTTTGAAATAAAACCAAAAAAGGGTACGATGTTAATTTTTAGTGGAACTATTGATAACATGCACGGAATTAAAGAAATTACTAATGGAACAAGATATACTCATGTAACATTTTGGTCTAACAACATATCCAAATCCAGCAAAATTGCTTTTGATAAAAAAGTCAATAGGCTATTAATTGACAAAGACAATAAACCAATAATGAGTGTTAGCCCTATCTAATAATGAAAAAATATTTGATATATTGCAACAACTATGCTATACTTAATAAAAGGAGAAAACCATGAACAATATAATGTCTTTTATGTCTAATAGACCTTGGCTTAAAAAAGATAGTAAGTCCGCACCAACTCCAATGATTAAAACAATTCCAGATTGGTATAGAGAAGCAGATAGATTTGCGAAAATGCCTAATGGAGAATATTATAAAGCACCAAAAACAATTTGTCCTTATCCAAAAGAAGGAACAACAGATGACTATGGTTTAATTCCTACATGGAAAGCGTGTCCATCGGTTTTTGATATTATGGGAACTGGATACTCATTAAATCTTCCTTGTGATGTAGAATTTATTCAAAAAGACAACGGTATGCTTGAAGTAAATATAGCAGATAAACAATATAAAGATTTTGTTACCCCTAGACCTCCAATGCCACAGTTTAAGCATCCTATGGGTTACCACGAACATCATTTTGCTTGGTTTTATGATTGGGGCATGAAAACTCCAGAAGGTTATAGCACATTAGTTACTCAACCATTTAACAGATTTGAATTACCATTTCTAAACACCTCTGGTATAATTGACACAGATAAAGTACATTTTCCAGGATCTTTACCATTTTTTATTGTAAAAGGTTGGTCAGGAGTTCTTGAGGCTGGAACACCATTTGCACAAGTGATGCCTTTTAAAAGAGAAGACTGGTCATCAGATATAGTGATAGAAAATCCAATGAATATGTATACAAAGAATAAAGAAAATTCTGAGTTTTATAGAGTCCCAGATGGAGGAGTTTATAAAAACAAAGTATGGAGCAGAAGGAAATACGAATAATGACAACATATAATGAAAACGATAACCACTGGTTTACAAAAGATAGATCAGAAACTGCATCAAACAGAATAGCACCAAGACAACTGGCTGATGGTGTAATTGCTGAAAATCTTGGACTAGGGTTACATGTATATCACAATACATTTTCCAAAGAGGATGCTGATAGATATATTAATATTCTTGAATCTAATTTAACAAATGGTCCTAAATATAAATGGTCAGAAGCACAAGTAACTAATTCTCCGACTCCAATTAAAAGAGCAAGAGACTGCGTTGATTTTAAATATAAGCAAGAAAATCTAGGGCCAAGAGATGAAAATAATGCAGAACTTTTAGATTTGCATGAAGAAATTTATCAAAAGTTAAAGCGTTGTGTTGATGATTATGCCGCTTATTGGGGCATCAATGTTGTTTATTATGAAGCATTTAATTTTGTTAAGTATGAAGGAGAAGGAACTCACTTCAACATTCATGCGGATCATGGACCAGCATATAATTGTACAGTCTCTGCAGTTATTTATATTAATGATGACTATGAAGGCGGGGATCTAAAGTTCCCAAGATTAGATAATCTTGTATATAAACCAAAAGTTGGAGATATTGCAGTGTTCCCATCTAACTATATATATGAGCATGCATCGTTGCCAATGGTATCAGGAACAAAGTATTGTGTTGTTATCATGACAGATATTAATGATTTAAGTCACAAGCAAGTTAGGAGTATGTAATGCAAACATGGACAGATAAACAAGATCTTGGCAATGGAATTTTTTGCTATAAGGGTGTAATAAAGAAAGAAATAGATGTTGTCAATAGGCTTGAAAGCACCCTGGGATCTGTTGCTGGATACGGAGAACTATCGTCTGAAGGAAAAAGATATCACTGGATGCCAGCATATGTGGGATATCAACAACTTATGCCAGACTATAGAGACTGCGTTGACTTTAAATTTAAGAAAACTGATATAGAGTTAGATACAAGCGAAGACTCGCTAAAGTTACAATCCTTATGGCAAGATCTTTATGATGTAAAATTGCCAGTTGTACAGGATTATTCTAGAATGTATAATATAAATAATCTTCAGTATTGGGAAGCGTTTAACTTTATTAAATATGGTCCAGGTCAACACTTTATGGAACATCACGATCATGGATTCTCCTATAATTGTACAGTTTCTCTAGTTGCATATCCTAATGATGATTATGAGGGTGGCGAATTATATTTTAGATTACAAAATCTAAAAGTAAAGCCAGAAGCGGGAGACTTATTTGTTTTCCCATCAAACTTTATGTATCCACATCAAGCAATGCCAGTTCATTCAGGAACGAAGTATTCTATAGTAACAATGCTTGATTATAATAAAAAGTATCATACCCCAGAAATGTATCAAGGAGATTAAAGTGTTTAATATTAAAGTAGAAAAAACTCCAGATTCATTATTTAATATTAATCCAATGTCAATTAAAAGAGATTGGATGGATAAAACATCTGAAAATCATGCCTATAGATGTTTTCCAGTAACACAGGCAAATGTGATTGGGTGGAGTCTTTCATGTACAAAAGACATATCTTTTGAATGGAATGGCATTAATGATCAAACTCCAGATACAGTTAAAATTTTTAGTCCAGAAGGTTCGTACTCTGGAAGAGGTCAATCATCAATAAGTTTAAGTACGGGTTTAATATTTAGAACCGATGAAGATGTTAGTTTGTTTACTATAAATCCTGTTAACTATTTTAGTAATGAATTTGAAACTATGTCCAGTCTAATCACTACATCTTTTTATGATAATCCAATACCATTAGCATTAAAGGCTAAGGTTGCAAATAAAGTTGTTACAATTCCAGCAGGTACGCCAGTTGCAACAATAATTCCAATATCTTTAACAAATTTAAATAATAGCGTGATTGAAATTGTTAAATATTCTGATCCAGACAGAAAAAGACATGATGCAAATATTTCATATGGAAATGCATCTCAGGTTGTTAATTCATCTGGAGAGTGGACAGACTGGTATAGAAATGCTGTAAATGAGAAGGGCGAATCTCTTGGACACCATGAAGTAAAAACATTAAAACTTGAAGTTAGACAGGGTGATATAATATGATTATGGAAGATAATAAGGGTGAATATAAGGTAGTACATAGAAAACCTTCAATTACTCCGTCTGGATGGTTTGGTAGTGGTAAAGAGATGATTGTTGAGTTAGAAAATTTTATGACTCAAGAAGAAATGGACTTTTTAGAAAAGGCTGCAAAATCTATAACAATTTGGGATGTAACAGAAAGCCATGTAAACGAAAATGGAACAGTTGTATATGAGTCAAGTTATTGGAAAGACAGAGTAGCAACAAGCCCATCACTAGATAAAAATGACCCTACAATTGCTCCAGTGATTGCTGGCTTATTTCAAAGATTAAAGCCAATAGTTGAAGAATTTTATAAGGTAAAGGTTACTCCAACTGGTACAACTATTGTTAGATGGCTTCCAGGGCAGTTTCAAAAGCCTCATGCAGATAAAGAATTACATGAAGGACCAGATGCTGGATTACCAAATGATTTCCCAAATTATGATCTTTCAAGTCTTTTTTATTTAAATGAGGACTATGAAGGTGGAGAGTTATATTTCCCAAACCAAGGAGTTCAGTTTAAACCTAAAAAGGGTGCTGCTTACTTTTTCCCAGGGGATATGAATTATATTCATGGAGTAACAGAAATTAAGAGTGGTATTAGATATACCTGCCCATTCTTTTGGGAGATTACTGAACATACGGGAGATAGAAAGCCGTGATAGCAATGACCTCAAATAATTTAAAAGTGACTGAAATATATCCAAAGGTTTTTGTATATAAGAATTTATATAAGAATATTGATGAAACATACAATATTTTAAAAGATTCTAATGGAGAAGATGATGGATTTTTTAGCCCATGGACAAGATGGTCACATTTTGGCGAGTATCTTTCTCCAACATTTAAGGGTCATGATTATGTTTTAACAATACAAGATCTTGAAAAGATGGAAGCAAAAACAGAAAAAGAAATTAAACATAAGGAAATTCTTTTAGAAATACTTAATAATTTTTTTATAGCAACAAAAGATTATATTAATAAAAATAATGTTGATTTTGATGATACAAAATATCTTGAGGGTACAAAAGATCAAAATGGAAACTTAGTAAAAGAGTGGGAGTTTACTGGCCCTTCCATAGCAAGATATAGAACAGATATAGAAGATATAGTTGCAATGACATATCACTCTGATTATATTAGAGAACCTATTATAAGTCCAGGACATAAGTTTGCAATAACAGCATTAACATATTTTAATGATGATTATACTGGCGGGGAAATAGATTTTATTGCGAATGGAGAAGCCTTTATGTATAAGCCAGAAGCGGGCGATGTTTTAATATTCCCATCTGGGCATCCAGAACTTTTAATGGGTGAAAAATCTATATATTTACATGGGGTAATGCCTGCAAAGAATAGTTCAAAATATTTGGCTAGAATGTATTGGACAAAATATTCAAAAGGTGACGAACTCTGGTTTGAAAAAGAGAAAGAGTTTGGTAAGGAAGAATGGGCATCTATGCAACCAGAAATTATGCAAAAATTTAGGGATGAAAATCCAAACAAGATTAGTGCAGAAAAAGAAAGAAGGATATCATGAATCTAGAAAATAAAAAAAGACTAACTAAAGATATTGTTGTTTATGAAAACTTTATCAGCAAAGAAGAATGTGAAAAAATGATAAAGGCATTAGATGCTCAGGCAGAAAATGGAAAGTTATCTTGGATGCCAATTTCTTTTTATGAGTCATACTCATCTGTGCTACCACAAGATAATGATCAAGAAATTTTAGATGCTGGACTACCTCCAACAATATTTTCAGATATTGAAAACAAGATGCCAGAGGCTATTGCTTCTGTTCATGACCTTGATCCTAAAATAATTGCAAAAATTGGATACCATACACAAAAATGGGAACCAGGAGCATATGCAAGAATTCACTCAGATAATACTGATGAGAAAGGAAAGTCTGGAGCATTTACTAGAAGTAGATACGCTGGATTCTTATATTTAAATGATGATTTTGAAGGAGGTCTTTTAAGATTTCCAAGTAATGATATAGAGATTAAACCTCAAGTAGGCATGCTTGCTGTTTTTGACGGGGGATTTAATAATATGCACGAAGTAACTCTAATTACTAAGGGCGTTAGATATACGATAGGATCTTTCTGGGATGATAGAGAAGAAGACGCATATCCACAAGAACTGAGAGATGCTTGGGCTGAAGAAATGAAGCAAACAAGAGCAAATCAAGAAATAGAAAGAGCAGAATGGCAAGAGTTACTAAAGCAAGGGTGGAAACTTGATGACAAAGGAAATAAGTATAAGGTTGAAGAATTATGACAATTCCATTTCTTAAAAAAGAATTTGAAGACGCTGGTTTTGAATTTGAAATATCTCATGAACAGATACTTATTGTTAAAGATTTTCTATCAAAACAAGAGATAGATTTTATTATGAATATAGTTGATACAACCCCAGAAGAAGATTGGTCAATAGAATATAAGAGAAGTCTAGCAGAATTCTGTATGGAAAAGTTTGGAAGAGATGATGTAGATAATCTTGTGGCAGAAGGTAAATATGAAATAACAAGAGGCTGGGATGATAAGAATTTAAATATTGGTAAATTGGAGATTAGTAGTAGACTTCAAAAAAGACTTGGAGATCTACTTAGGTTGGCAGATGATAATCTAGAACTTGCTGGTTTTGGAACAATGCAAAGAATGCAAGAAGGCGTTGAGTTAAAGGCCCATACAGATCAACACACAGACCCATCTATTAAATATGCTGCTATACTATACATAAACGATGACTATGAGGATGGAACTCTATTCTTTAAGAATAAAGAGAATTCAGACTTAAGACCAAAGCCAGGTTCTTTACTTGTCTTTCCAGGCAATGAAGAATTTGAACATGGTGTTAGACATGTAGGTAAAGGACCAATAAGATATGTCATAGTTGGATTCATAAAAGTAAAAAATTTTTATGAGAACAATAAATACTAGGAGGAAAAATGGAAAGAGAAATACTTGAAGAAAAGGTTTATTATTACACAAATGTAATTGAAGACCCTAAGAGATTAGTCGATGCAATTGAGAATGACAACAAGGATCCGTGGGGTGAATGGATGGCTTGCTCAGGCATGGAATATGTTTATGGAACAGACAAGAGTATCTCTCCAGCAGATCCTAGTGATGAAAAAAATACATACATTTATTCAACATTGCAAAAGGCTTTTGATGATGTAGCAAGAGATTATGCAAAGGCTCAGGGAATTACAGAAGAACCAAAACTTTTCCCAATGTACCCAATCAAGAAGTATATGGCTGGAACCTTTATGGGTGCACATTTTGATCAGCAAGAGGGAGACGAAAGACTTAAGGTGTCTTTTGTTATGTATTTAAATGACGACTACGAAGGCGGAGAACTTTCATTCACTATTGCGTCTCCAGAAGGCGTATTGACTCAACCAAGTCCAGAATCAGATTTTGCTGAGGCAGAAAAGAATGGCAATTATACTTTTGCAATTAAGCCAAAAGCAGGAAGCATGATTGTGTTTCCTCCATCACCACCATATCATCATACTGCTCACCTAGTAAAGAGTGGATATAAGTATATGGTTCCTCAACACTGGATTCATTAATCAACAATGAATTCAATAAACAAAATTATAAGATACGATTACGATGGCAATTCGCATGAGTGTCCAAACTGGAGTGTTGATGATTTTGGTGATAATTTTCCAGTGCCATTATATTCAATAGTTGCATACAAATTAAATAATGATTTAAAAAATGGCCATTATGTAGAAATTGGATCAAACCATTTTCAAGAAGGTAGTAACACATATTATTTAGAAAGTGAGCATAACTGGAAAGGCTTGTCTATAGATATTTCAGAATATTATTCAGATTTATTTAATGATAATAGAAAAAATAAATGTATAACTGGAAATGCATTAAAAGTTAACTGGGAAAAATATTTTGAAGAAAATAACTTTCCTAAAATTATTGATTTTTTGTCAATAGATATAGACTCAGAATCTGGACCACACTCAAATACTTTAGCATTTTTAAATTTACCCCTAAGTAGATATAAATTTAATATTATTGTTATAGAACATAATGGCGGAATTGATTATAGATTTGAAGATAGCAAAAATATACAAAGAGATGTTTTATCAATGTTTGGATATCATTTAATATATAGAGGACAAACTGATGATATATGGAGTAGGGTTGAACCAAATAGTAAAAATGGGTTTAATGATATTGGAAGTATATTAGGGAGAATAATAAATGGCTGAAACACATCAAATTACACAGCAAGAAGATTTTTTAATTAAAGTTTTAAAAGAAAAAAGAAATGGTTATTATGTAGAACTTGGTGCTTTCCATTCAAGCAAGGGAAGTAACACATATTTATTAGAGAAAGAATATGGCTGGAAGGGCGTATCTTTTGAAATAAACGATGAGTGGAGAAAAGAGTTTAGTGAGAATAGAACTAACCCATGCATGGGTGATGCTTTAGACTTTAACTATATTTCTTATTTTGAAGAAAATAATTTTCCAAAACAAATAGATTATCTACAAGTAGATATAGATGCTGGATATGATTATTTAGGCAGACCAGTTGGAAATCCATATCTAACACTGCACGGACTACTAGCAGTTCCACTAAACCAATATAGATTTTCAGTTATAACATTTGAGCATGATTCAAATATGTACTGGAGAAATACAGCGATGAGAGATGCTCAGAGAGAAATTCTTGATTCGCTTGGTTATTCTTTAGTGGTAAGACAAATGCATGAAGACTGGTGGGTAGATCCAAATGTTATTAAACTTGAAGACTATAGAGATTATTTTAAGTGGGACACACTATAATGCAAAAAACAGCAATAGTTACTGGTGCCAGCAAGGGTGTAGGCTATGCAACAGTAAAATTATTATCTGAGAATGGCTATAAAGTTATAGCAGTATCCAGAAATTTATCAAAAATAATAGAGTTAGTTTCTGATAATGTTGAGGCATACCAGATGGATATAACTAATGAAAAAGAGATTAAACGCTTTCATGAAAAATATCAGGATATTACTTTAGACCTTTTAGTTAATAATGCAGGTGGTGGCGCAGGTCCTACACATATTATTAATGAAACAATGGATAATTTTAGAAGAGCCTACGACATAAATGTATCTGGCCCAATGTATCTTTCCCAATTATTTGTTCCATCAATGGAAAAATCAAAATCTCCAACAATTATATTTATTAGTTCTCTTGGGGGAAAGTTCCCATACAGGTCTGGTGGAAATTATACAAATGCCAAAAGAGGTATGATGGCACTTGTAGATACTATGAGATTAGAGTTTCCTCAGTATGGAATTAAAATAACAGAAATTTGTCCAGGTACAATAGATACACAAATAGAAAAAAGAGATATTGCGTTAACAGCAGAAGACATGGCAGAATGTATTAGATGGGTTGCAGAATTGCCAAGTCATGTTAATATTAATCATATAGAATTAAATCATTTACTTAGTGGTAAATAGGTTTTTTATAAACTATCAACTCCAACTTTAGGTAGAGTTTTACTTTTTTGAAAACTCTGCTATACTTATACTTATTCCGTTTTAGAAAGGACGAAACACATGTCAGATTTTTTTAGTTTTAGACTTCCAGAGGATTTTGTAGAAAAATACAAAAATGTTGAAAGCCCATTTGGATTTAAGGATGCAGCAGAAAACTCTCTAGGAGAAATTACATTTATACGTACATATTCTCGTATGAAGGAAGATGGAACTAAAGAACGCTGGCATGAGGTTTGTCGTCGTGTAATCGAGGGTATGTATTCAGTACAGAAAAATCATGCTAAGGAAAATCGCTTACCATGGAATGACTATAAGGCTCAGAAATCAGCACAAGAAGCATTTCAAAGAATGTTTGAATTAAAGTGGACTCCGCCAGGACGAGGAATGTGGGCATTTGGAACTCCTATGACTATGGAGAAGAGAAACTCAGCAGCACTTCAAAATTGTGCAATGGTTTCTACTAAAGACCTAGACAAGAATGATCCAGGAGCATTATTTGCTTGGGTAATGGATGCTCTAATGCTTGGTATCGGTGTTGGGTTTGATACAGTAGGACAGGACAAGAATTTTTCAATCTATGCTCCAACAGAGCCAGAACAGGTCTTTGAAATTCCAGACACTCGTGAAGGCTGGGTAGAGTCAGTCAGACTTTTAATAAACTCTTACCTGAGACCTAATCAAAATATTCAAAAATTTAACTATGATTTAATTAGACCCCTCGGAGCGCCTATCAAGGGCTTTGGAGGCGTTGCTTCAGGTCCTGCACCTCTTATCAAGTTGCATGATCAGATTGACCGTGTAATCGGCTCCAGAGTGGGTGAAACACTAGATTCTCGTGCCATTGTTGACCTAGTTAACCTTATTGGTACTTGTGTAGTTTCAGGAAATGTTCGTCGCTCAGCAACCCTTGCTTTAGGTACTGCTGGAGATGAAGCATTTATGAATTTAAAAAACTCAGAGGTATTTCCAGAGCGTAACTCATTTGATCCAGAAAACCCTGGATGGGCATGGATGTCAAATAATTCTATTTCAGCAGAAGTAGGAACTAAATATGAAGACTATGTGGATTTGATTACAGAAAACGGAGAACCAGGGTTTATTTGGCTTGATGTTGCTCGTCAGTATGGAAGACTAAAAGATGCTCCAGATGGCAAAGATTATCGTGTAATGGGATTTAATCCTTGTGCAGAGCAACCACTAGAATCATACGAACTTTGTACTCTTGTAGAGGTTCACCTAAATAGACATG